TTATAGGTTTAATTCAAACCATATCGAAGATTTGAAAGAAGGAGCAACATGGCAACAAGAAGAGAAGGAATACAAGAACGTGAGGGGTCGCCCTATTGGTACTTACACACAAGGATTAAAGGTAAACTCTACAAAAAATCTTCAGGAACTACTAAATATAAGGAAGCAAGAGAAATTAGGCAAGAGTGGATAGTTGATTTAAAACGTCAATTAAAAACACCTACTAATACAAAACAAAAATTAAGTTGTTTAGAATTATTTAGTGAGTATCAAGAAACAGTAGAACCTAATTGGGAAAATACTCAAAATCCAAAATCAACTAAAAATGATTTTTTACGAAATGTGCAAAGATGGATTGATGAAATAGGTCAAGAAACTTTTATACATGAAGTAAATCTTCCTGGTATTATAAAAAAATTTATTAATAAAAGAAGAAAGGACGGAGTAAAACCAAAAACAATTAATATTGAAATTGCTTTTTTAAGACAGGCTTACAATGATGCAAAATTATCACAAAAATATTTACTAGGAAACGAACCTATTTGGAAAACTTTTATGTTTAAAAAAGAGAAAAAAATAGATCGTTCTATGTCTAAAAATGAAATTGTATCTATGTATCAAGCAGCTAAACCACATGCAAAAAATGTAATATTTTGGAGATTGGTTTCTGGTTTAAGAAAATTTAATTCAATGGAATTGACTACACAAATGATTAATTGGGATAAAATGACTATTACTTTTATACAAAAAGGTAATCAGGAATATATTTTACCAATTACACATGAAATGGAAAATTTATTAAAAGGTAAAAAATTGTTTCCTAGTGAAAGTGATGAAGAACATAAAGCTAGAGTACAATGTTTAAATTTAGATAAACCAGGTAATGTTTTTTTATATAATGGTAAACCTATTAAAAGTATTAGAAGAGCTTATAAAACAGCTCAAAAAGATGCAGGATTTACTAAAATGTATAGAGAACATGATACTAGACACACTACTGCTAATTTAATTGGTAACTCTGAACATGTAATGAAAACATATGGACATAGCGATATTAATACTAGCAGAATATACGATCAATCAGATTTAAAAACACGATCTGATAGTTTAGAAAAAATTGGAAAGTTAGTATACCAAATAGTATACCAAAATCATAAAGAGGGTACTGACCAAGTTTAAAAAATGGCTGAATTAGTGGTCGGGGAGAAAGGATTCGAACCTTCGACCCCCTGGTCCCAAATTATGTTTACACTATTTCTACAAATAAAAAAAGACCCCAGAAGTGTTGAGTTTCTGGGGTTTTTTATATGTAATGATTTGTAATGGTTTCTATATTTTATCAAGTTTTATCAAACTTAATAAAGTATTAAGTATACCATTAAGTATACCACTACCCTAATTTCATTTCTTGTTTCATTGTACTGTTCTCTTGTATCAATAACTGACACTTTAAACGTAAACCTTCATAATCAGCATATGCGCTCTCTGTCTGCATTTCTGCTTGATCTATGAGGGTATCTATCTCTGCATACTCTATATGAGTACGAGCTCTCATTTTTGCGTCTTCAACAGTACATTTTTCAGCCTGTCTAAACTCTAAATATAATTTTGCTTCTATTCTTTTTTTCTGACGTTCTAAGCTATCGTAGGCAGCTTTAGACTCTCCGTATGCTTTTCTTGTTCTGGTTAATTCTGATGAGATAAAATCTTTATCAAATCGTAGAGGGTTCCATTGGTTCATCTATATCCTTAATTTCTTGAATGACACCCTTCGGAATAACTTGTGATCTACCAAATAAATCATCTTGATTATAAGAGTCTTTATCAGCAGATATAATAACGTAATCTTCGTTTTCTTTTATGAGATAACCTATACTGTCAATGCTGCATGGCTTAGATTTTAATAAGTCTTCTTTTGATTGCCATGTGCCATCTGAAACCTCATTGGTGTCAAGCCACACAACTTTGACTATTCTCATTTAATATTTAGGTTTTCTAGGTTTTTTCTTTTGCATTAAATTGCTCCTATTATTACGATTATAACTAAAGCGACTATTCCTGCTTTAATCCAATCAGATAAACTCCAATCTGACCAAGATTTTACATGGTCCCATAAGTCTTCTAATAATTTCATATTACCTCCTTATTTTTTTTTGAATAATTTCATTGCTCCTGAAGCTCCTTTAATTCCGAAACTTGCAGAAATTGCTATGTATAATAAATGTTGGTAGTAAACTGGTGTTTCTTGTAAAGCGATAAAACCTTGTTTAACATATTCTGTCATACCAGGAATAAAACTTAAAACGGCAGGAGTAAGTAAAACAAATAATGCTACTTCATCTTTGATACTACCTTTCATTTGGTCAACAGCAGATGCTTCCCAAGCTACCTTTCCTGCTATTTGATCTTCTTTAAGTTTAGTAGTTGCTTTTATTTCTGTCAGTTTAAGTTCCTGTTTTGCTTTTTTTGTATCAATAAATCCTTGAACTGAACTAGAAACAATATTGGCAACTGGTCCTAAAAGTAAATTTAACATAATGCACCTGTAATTTGATTATAATAAACATAGAAATTAGCAGCTTCTACTAAGACTAAAGACGTAAATAAAACTGTTACAATTATTTTCATTTATGTTTCTCCACGATTTTTATTAAAGAATCACATCTTCCTGGGGTTTGTTCGGCCCACAAACTATTTTTCATCTCCAGGCAACTTGTAGAATAATCTTTCTTTTCTAATGCTGCTCTAAAATTTTTAAACTTAAATAACCTACTGCCAAGTTGAAAAGCCATTTCAATACATACACCAAAAATATCTGCATGATGTTTGTCTGGGTCATACAAAAATGTTTTGGCTAAATCAAATGCGTCATTAAAATCTTGATTAAAAACTTTTTCTGCTTCTTCTTTACTATATTCTATACCTTCTTCGTAAGGGTCTCCTACATCACATAGATGGCCATAAAATATTGTTCGATTACCAAGATGATCTAGGTACACTTTATTTCTGTAACCTTCGTGTTCTTTAATTCTATTTTTAATTTCTTCA